GAAATAAATGTGCTTTCTTCGGTTGGCACCATTCTTCTTCTACCAATTAAACCACGACCATACCCGGCAGATGTAGGGCTTTGCTCCAATAAAACTTTATCTCCAAATTGAGTTAATTTATTAAATCCTTTTAATAGTTTTGGGTTATTAACTAAATCTCCAATATCAATCATTTTTGCAGCAACACCTGTTAATGATTTAATTAGACCATTTGAACCTCCAACTGCTTTTCCAAAAAATGAAACAATAGAGCCAAACAACATTTTGAATATTGCTTGTAGCATTTTTATTTGTGGAATAATAATTAAAAGCAATAAGAATCCACCAATGGCTCTTTTAACTCCAGGTCCTAAATTGGTAACAAATTCTTCAATTTTTTGAATAAATGGAAGAATTTTTTTAATAATATCTCCAACTACTGGTACAAATTGACGGCCAATGCCCAGGAAGGATTCCCTTAATCTGTTAAAATTTGTTGCAGTTGTTGAAATTGCTTGAGCCAATTCAGCTTGCATTGTTGCATTCGCGGCAGCAACACCACCAATGCTTTGCATAAATAATTCTCGCCCTGTTTCGGTACCGACTTTTGCAAGGTAATCAGAAGTATCAGCAAATTCTTTTTTAAGCATATCGGCAGCTTCTTTTTGAGCCCCTTGAATAACTTTTGCTCGGTCTGTATATTCACCATTAGTTTCTTCTATAGCTGATCTGTGTAAATTAGTTAAATCTATGACTTTATTAATACTTATCTCTTCCATACCGGATTGCCTTAGTCTTAGATTTAGAGTCTCTTCTAATTTTTTTGCAATAGCCGATTCAGCACTTCCTGTTTTTTGCAATGATGCTTGAAAAGCAGCCATTTGCTGAATAGCAACTTCCATTCGTGGACCTTGGCGAACACCAAAAAGTCTTGAGAAAAATTCAAGAGCTCCTTGCTCACCCTTTGATTCTTTTAATTGCGCATAGCCATCAACAAGCCTTTGGATACTACTCATGCCAACATCAGCAGCCATGTTGAAATCTTCACCTATTGACTGATTTAGTTCTTTAATAATATCTGTATTTTGTTTTGTCATTGCGACAAGTCTTTGCAATGAAACTTTAATGGAGTTTGCAGATGCTCCAACTTGAAAACCAGCAGCAACCATTGGTGTTAACAAAGATGCGGTTTCTGTCATTGACAAGCCAAATGTTGTAGCGGCTGCAGAAACTTCTGGGAATGCATCTGCAATATCTTTCAGGGATAGGGATGTTTTGTTTTCAATTAAGTTAAACAAAGCAAGCTGTCCTTGAACTTCGTTTAATATTCCATTCATTTCTTTTGCACTTGAAATATCAAAATTCAACCCAGATTTTTGAGCAGTTTCTCTTCTAACACGAACAACGTTTTGATACAAAGATTGAATAAAGTTCTGAGAAGCTGAAATATCAAGGTTGCCAAGTTTTTCGGCAGCAGCGGTGAGTTCTGTTAATCTAATTATAGCATCGGCGGGAACGCCTATTTCTGCAAAGTCGCCAGCAAGGCTTTGAATAAGAACTCTTGATGTACCAAATTTTCTTGTTATTGCATCAAGAGCTTTATCAATTTTTGCAAATTCAGCAGCAAACAATCTTGCACCGTCAGCCATGCCTTCAAAATTGTCTCCAATAAGTTTCTTTAAACGAACCTGCTCTTGTTCTAATTTTGTAAAATTAAAAAAAGCTGACTTGAATGCTAAAAGCATTGGCATTGTTGCGGCTGTCATGTAGTAAGCAGAGCGCTGAGCAGTTTGACCAGCCGCTTTCATTTTTGCGCCAAATTGATCAATGGCATTGCCCCGCATAACCTTGGTTAAACCAGAAACAGAGCCAGCCATCCCATTAAGGTGTTTTCTTGTTTGTTCATAGCCAGCTAAAGTTTCCGGTGTTAACTTACCAGCCGATGCCGCTCTCGTTTGAGCAGCAGTTAGGGCATCTAATCTTTTAGTTGTTTCATCAATTGTTTTTCTAGTTAATTCAAGATTTTTTCTATATTCGTTCAAACTCCCGCTAATTATGCTTGTACTTTTTCTTGTTTGTTCAAGGGCTTTATTTAAAGAATCTTGAGTATTAAAGCTTTTTAAAGCAGATGTGGAAAGATTGGCTAAGTGTTGTGTTAATCCAGCTACTTGACTAGATAGACCAGCCACCTCACCAGTACCGGTGACGGAAGCATCTATCCCTATTTTAGTTGTTGAATCACCAGTGTCAGACATATTTTAGCCATAACAATTATCGCATATTGGGTCAATTAAAGCAAAATTAATTTTCTTCTTTTTTAATAACTTCATACCCCATACCGAATTTCATATCCAATATGTCATGAGCTTGCGCTTGTCTTGGCGGTTCAGGATCATACCAATCTTCATCAAAATCAACTTCAGCACCTTGAGCAGCAGCAGCAATTTTCATTGCTGTGCCAGTTTCATTCATACAAGCGCGATATAGCAAAAACAATTCGTTTAATGTTAAATATGTTTCTAAGGATTCAATATTAACCCAAGCACCAGTTCTAACAAAAACTTCTGATTCATATTTTAGAAGAGGGAGATCTTCCCAGTTTTGGTCGGATGAACCCGCCCCCTCTTCTCCTATAAGGAAGGGTCTGACCCCATTGCGGCTGACATTAATTCACCAAATGAACGCAAGTCAAGCACATCTTCTAGTTTTTCTTTGTTATTACCCAACTCAGGATCAACAGCTGCAAGGGCAATGCCGGCAGCTTCAACCATGATGTCAATATCACTATCATCAAGCGTATCTTCACTCTTGAGATCCTTAACAACTTTCATAAACTTTCTAAGGTTACGAATTGTCAAAGGTTTAATTGTTCTTGTTTTACCATCTGCAAACACAATCTCTGTGCCGGCAAGAATGTCTTTATTTTTATCGTTCAATTTATCCATCCTTTTGTGTTATAAAGGGCTTCGCCCCTTGTGTATTAAGTTTATCACAAAATACAAAGGGGCGAAACCTTTTGGCTAAATTATATTAATTTATAATTAGGCTGTTAGATCTACGATCTTGCCGTATTCATAGCCGACATCGGCTACTGTTGGCAAAATTCTAAAACCAACTGTGAACATCGTTGCCTCTGCTCGTTTCATGCTAATTGTAGACGATTCCATTGAAATTGCTCGCTTTGTGTAAAACTTGCGTGTCAATGTAGAAGCAGCTGTTGAGCCAGGCGCTGTGCCTGTTACAACGAGTGCCTTCTCGTAAGGGATTACTCCCTGTGCGCCAAACAAGAATGTCTGTGAATTTGCGCCATCATTGTTAGCAATGATGTCTGCACCGCCAGTTGCGCTGTCGTAGTTCCAAGCTGTTGCAAGGTTGTTCAATGTGCCTTCGGCAAGGGTTGTCTTAACCATTACCTTAACTTTTGACTGAATCACCTTTGCGGCATCACCAAATTGGTCAATTTCAATATCAACCATGTCTGGCTCCCACGAGATTTCCAAACCGTTTTGTGTTGCTCCAATGTCAGCAAAGTTATTCATTGCTGCAATAGTTGTTGCGTTTGCGTTAGTGCCAAGCTTAATTGTAGCTTCACCAACAATAATGTTAGAAACATTAACTGCCATATTACTTCCTCCTATTTATCCAGGCGGAATATCTTCCTACCCTTCTTGTCTCGCCATTTGGCGATCCTTTCTATATCTTTAGTATTGACTTCGCCTTGGCGATTGCCTATACCGAGACCTTTATTCCATTCAAACTCATAAATTGTATTACCAAGTTTAACGACATATCCTGGTGTTTTGCCAATGTATGTAATAGTACTATACTCCATATCTTATTATTTTACCACACTCAGCTAAACATTGCATATTTTAAAGTCTAAATTCATTCTAAACCAGCCTTCTTTTTCTAAAGGAGCAGCCAGATCGGAACCAGTTTGATAAGAAGATAAAATTCTAGAATTAGAACCAGTTATACCGCCAGGCTGGGCTATTTGATCAGAAATAGCAAGTCTTTCAATAATTTTTTCAGCTATCAAGAATAAACGACTAACATCAGTATCAAAAATTGAATACCTAATTCCATCTTTTCTCATCCAATAAGCTTCAACACTGGGGGCTAGTGGTTGATAATAATAAACCACATACGGGGCTGTTTCTCCATTAGTTGCAACAACAGGAAAAAAATTCATAACTTTTCCAGCAATATTGGAAAGATCGGTGTCTGCTCGTAAGGCAGTGTTAATATCATAAACACTAAGAGCCATTAACCCCCTCCTACATTCTTAGACAAACTGTTTTTAATATTTTGGGCTACACAGTTCCTAATAGATTCCTTAATATTTTCAAAAGAATTTCCAGTGACATTTTGGTAATGCCATAAATCTTTTTTATTTAAAGTAATATTGATACTTAAATCTTCATTTGTTTCAATCGTGTAGTCTTGAAAAATATCACCATATTCATCAAATATATTTTGTCTAATAGAACTTTCACTCGCCATAAGCGATTCAGCAACTGCCGCCTCTATTACAATTGGAAATTTTTCAATTTTATTTAAAATAGGTTGCAAATCACCTGTTACTTTTATCATCACAACTCCACAACTTTTCTTAAAGAAACAACAATATGATGCTTTTTACCACTTATTCCAAATTTTGGCTGTATACCAACTATTTCATATTTATTACTATCAATTGCAGTATTATTTCTATCTTTTATATTTTGAAATCTATTGCCATAATCAATATAAGTTGAATAAGTAACTGGAACAATTGCTTCAAATTTTGGAATACTTTCTTGGTAGGGGGTCATTCTTCTTTCGTCACCAGTTGATGTATTTGTGCTTGGAGTTTGAAATTGAAAACTTATAGATTCTACTTGAGTATACGCGGCATACTGCTGCCCTGCATCATTTGTAGTCGTAGTCTTTTGAAAAATATCTCCAGTATGAGAGAATTTAAAATATGTTTGCGTTGGCATTTAAACCACATAATCCATAACAAACAATGTGTAGTCCATAAGTAATATGTCTGCATCAATATTGCCAGTTGATTCATAAAAATTTTGACCGGTTTGAAATTTTAAAACATCCATGTCTGCACTATAAATCCCATGTTTACGATAAATTGAATCTTCATTCATCATGTCTTCAAGAAGTAAATCAGCTGCTTGTTCAACATTATTAGGAACAAAAAGCCACCCAAAATCTCCTTCAATTTTATAGTCATCTTCTCTTTCAAATTTATTGGATAAAATAACAGTTTGAATACTATCTAAAAAAGATTTTTTATATTGAATATAATAAGTAGTGCCAAAATTATGTGGTTCTTTTACTTTTTCAATATTATTTATTGCAGAATTTGTATAATCATGAACAACAGTTTCATCATCATCACCTGTATTCATAGTGACAGTTCTTAAAGTTGTAATCGGCATTGGCAGATGCATTATTTTCTTGCCAGAACCTGAAATTTCTATATATTTATTTGGATAATAATCAAATGCTTGACCACAAAATGTGTTAATAATATTTCTAACTTTTTTTTCCATTTTATCAAACTTGTCAAACCAATTTGTTTCCAATTCGGGATGATCTTCAAAAAATGTATCACTATCAATATACGGAGTGTAAACATTTATGTATTGAGATTGCGTATATGATGTTCCGCTTACGGTGTATGTGAAATCAACACGATGCCTTCCTGCTGAATTTAAAACATAAACACCAGAAGCTTGCTGCCCATAACTGATCGTGTAAACACCAGCACTTGTTCTTGTAGCATTAGTTGGCCCACTTACCAATGAACCAAATTCATGATAAAGGCTTGCTGATACAATATTGGATGCAGGGTCGCTTGGTAAAGTAAGAGTTAATGTCTTACTTGTGTTTATTTTTACATCATCCATGATATTCAATTATAACAGAAAAGCTGTTCCAACCCTTAGAAGGTTTGCATAGCAACTGATACTTCTAAATCAGCAACATCAGTATCAAGATTTGCATTTCCTATCGCCTCTGATATGTTAAAAGAAACAATTGTATTACTAGCATCTTTGTAAAATAAAATACCATCAGCATAGTTGATAGCAATTTCCCCATATTCCAAAGAAGCCGGAGCGCTTGCGACTGTGCCTGAGTTTTTTATTTTTATAACATTAGCCATTTTGCCTCTTAATTAAAATGTTCCGCCATCGTATGTAGCCGTATTAGCTGCAACATTAGAAAGGAAAGAACTAAATGCCTGAACATCTGTACCAATAGCAAGACCTAATGCAGTTCTTGCAGCTCCGGCAGTTGTTGACCCAGTACCACCGTAAGCAAGACCTACAGCAGTACCTTGCCATACACCTGTACCAATTGTTCCAACCGAAGTAAGACTTGATGTAACAACACTTGAAGCAAGAGTTGTATTAGAAAGAACAGCTGAGCCACCAATATAGAATGACTTGCCAGCAACAATATTGAAATGCTCAGAAGATGTCCAGGCATCGGTAGCATCAACCCAGTTCAGTGTCTTATCTGTTGCACCAAGAATTGTGATACCAGCGCCATCGGCAGTTGTATCTGTTGGTGTTGCAACATTGGCAAGAACAATATTCTTATCCTCAACAACGAGTGTTGCTGTGTTAAGAGTTGTTGTATTACCTTGTACGGTCAAATCTCCCGTTACAGTCAAATTACCTGGAGTAACAACATTAGCAGCGAGTGCTATTGTGCCAGATGTGTAAGTAATTTGATTCCCTGTGCCAGACAGAGTTGGAAGTGAACTGTCAACATATGCTTTTGTCGCAGCATGAGTATTTGCACTTGGTGTTGGAACAATGACTGTCCCCGAAAATGTTTTATTCCCAGTAATAGTTTGAGATGTACCCAGTGTAGTGTATGCACCATAACCACCGATTGCGATAACAGATGTCGCACTACCGCCAGCTCCGCCAGTTCCTGTACCGTAGTACAAAGTATTGTCTGCTTCGTTAAATGCTAACTCTGCATTCTCCAAACTCGTTGGCGCACCCGCTGCTCCAGCAGAAGACCTTCTCTTAATTCTCAGCGTATTAGCCATTAGTAATTCCCCCCATCCATTAATAAATCAGCTGCACTATGAACGTGATCCGCCCTAGCCGCCAAAGCGCTTACCCCGACTACCCCAGTTCTTGCAATATCAGTAACAGTTGTAGCCATGCTTATACTTGCTAAATTAATTGTACCACTACTTTGACTTAAAACAGTAGTGCTTGTAACTTGAGAAACATTAGAGATATTGTTTGCGTAAATCTGAACTGTAGTTAAATCGGCCATTACCTTGTCACCTCGGCTGTTACAGCAACATTCCCTGTTATGAGTGTTGTAACAGTAGCTCCATTAGTTTCTTGAAAATCATAGACATAACTGCCAGAAGCTATATTTGAAGTAATATTCGGTGCCAGACTAAATACAACAACTCCATTAGCCCCATCTGTTATTTGAGTAGTAAATGTTGCTGTAATTATATCAGAAGACCTTTTTTTTCTAATTTGACCGGCGTAAGATCTTGTTGAAATATTGATAACAGCATTAGAGCTATTTTTTAGAGATAACTGATGAGCGTAAGTGTCGCCTTGATAGATTTCAATATTTCGTTCTGCAGCCATAATTTCTCCTATGTAATTTTATATCAAATTACTTAAGAGAGCAAAGCAACCCATGTTTCTTTATCAATGATGCCACTTACTGAAAGTTTATTTTTTTCTTGAAAATTTTTAACTAATTGTTCAGTTTTAGCTCCAAAATCACCATCTTGACTGCATTGAAATCCATGTTTGGATAATAGCCTTTGTGCTTGTTTAATATCACGACCCGTCTGCCCCAATCTCAAATTGGGTTTAGAATTTGCTTCCTCAAGTGCTTCAGAAGAAACATTAGATTTATTTTGCTCAACGATTTTATTTTCAGCAGCAGCTTTCTGATCTGCTGGTGTGCCAAACATACCTGCTGGTTTGGGGTTAAGAGCAAGCCAATCTTTAACAGCTTGAGGAACAGCATCACCCTCTGTATAGCGTATATGCCATGGTTCGCTCGGAACCACTTCCCATGAAAATCCAAATTTCAAAACATTAGCAATAAGCCATTTCAAACGCTTTGGTTCTCCAGCGGTGTGAATATCCACAGCCAAGCCCAAATTATGTTGACTCTTGCCTGGTGTGGCCAACATAGCCATACCTTTTTTAAGATACCAAGTCTTGCCTTCAAAAGTTTTTGTACTTTGATTAGTAATTGGTTCTAATTGATACCTTTGTAAAAATCCAGCTTTTTGAGCATCGTAACTTCTATAAGTATCGCCCGAACTTGTAGGCTTTAATTCAATACCATCTTTTTTAGCAGCATCCACCATCGCATTCCATGCATCAGCAGCGAGGTAATGTAACTTACCTCCCTGCGGAATATCACGGAGTAGCGATGGGTGGAGTTTGCCAGGTTCTACATTTTTTAAACTAATTGGTAATTTAACCGGAACAATAATATCCCATTCAACTTTTTTATTCATGTAGACTCCTTAATTTAAATTATTTACCGCGACCAAAAGCTGGATCGTTTGGATTCAGCCATCGCATAATTACTGGAACTAAACCAGCAAATGCCGCTGTTGCGATATCTTTTGGACTTGTGTTTCCTGTCATATAAACTGCAAGACCTGCTCCAACACAAGACCGTGCATAAGACGCTAACATTTTCTTATTATTCTCATTCAATAAACTAGACATTGATCATCCTCCTAACACCCATTGGTGCCGACTATCATTATACAACACCAGACATTAAAGGTAAATTAGTCAGTATCGTTTTTGAATATTTGGTGTAGATAATGGATTACACAAGCAGTTATCGTAGAAAATAAAGCAATCTTTTGCGTCATACCAGAAAGTGTGTAATAAACAACAACGCTTCCGGCAATTGTAAAAGCCAAACCAGCTGTTATATCCCAAAGTTTTTTAGCAAACCCCAACCAATCAAATTTTTTCATCTCTATACCCTCCTCAATATAATACTTGAAAATGCTATTTTTAGCATAATCTGTATCATCATCTTCTCCGCCAGATATTTCTCCAGCCATTTCTTGCTCTTCTTCTTTTCTTGCAGCACGATTAGAATCTCCGCTAGGACTTCCCCCACCAGAATTTCCCCCAGAACCATTTGAACCAGCACCACCAGCTACAGCGTTTGCAGCAATAGTGGCAACTGCTGCCGCTGCTGCAATCAAAGACCTACGATCACCAGTGTCAACCACTGAACCAATAGCAATATAAGTATCAAACACTCCAGCAAAAACATTTATTTCTTCTTCAAATGATTCTTTAACTTCAACAGGTGCGTCTATAAGTGCTTCAGATATAGCCGCTCCATCTTCTGCCGAAACTTCGGCAACAACGATTGCGGCAAAAACTTCTGTTGCTTGTTCACCATCAATGCTTTCAAGCACTTTGGGGCTCGTTGCCAGTTCCGTTGCTTGGTCACTAGGAATACCACCTTCCTGTTCAATTACCAATGTGACAACTTGTGAAACTTGCTCGCTCGTAATCGTGTCTGATTCCAAGACGTCCACGATGACACTGACTGACTCTTCGTTCAATTCGTTACCCAAGACGGCAGTAAAGGTTTCAATCAAAACCTCGGTACTTACTTCTTCGTCAAAGACTGCGCCAAGAACAGCGCCCAAATTCTCTGCGGTAAGACCGTCTTTCAATACATCAACGATAAGGTCAATGGTTTCTGCATCGGAAAGGTCATCGTCAAACACGTTGTCAAAAATTGCTTTTGTTTCTGCTTGGCTAAGATTTGTTTCAAGCAAGTCGTCAAGTACGGTCATAGTGTCCTCAACCGAAATGTCCTCATCAAACACAGCTTCCATAACTTTATCTAAATCGCCAGAACTAAGCGGACCATCAAAGATTGATTCCAAAGCCGTCACCATATTCTCGGCAGAAGTATCTTCCGAGAATGCCGAATCCAAAACTGCCGTCAACTGTTCGCTGGTGAGGTCTGCATCAAGCATTGTTGTTAGTGCTTCGGTGAATACATCTGCCGAAACATCTTCGGTAAACACGGCTTCTAAAACATTGTCAAACTGAGTACCAGTAAGCTCCGCCCCAAGAAGTGTGTCAAGAACAGCACCAACTTCATCAGCAGTAATTTCAACGCCAGGCGTGAATGTATCTTCAAGAATGTTATCCAGTATGGCTGTCGTGATTGGCTCGTTGTCTTCTACATCGGTGACGGTATACTTATCTGGTGGAATTATTACTACTACCGCTTCAGGCTCTGTTTCTACTGGTCCAACTTCTATTGTCGGGAGTATCACTGTTGTTTCTGTTTCTTCGGGAAGCGTCACTACAATGGTTGTCTCTGTTTCTTCTGGCTGAGTGTATTCTGGCTCTGTGGGCGTGGTTGGCAATACAACGGGT